AATATGTCCTCTTATGATGTTGACACACCTAAATATACAAATTCAATTCAAAATCTTAGAAACGGAATTATTACAGGAAACACGTCAAGCGTACAAGGCCTCGTCACAGAAGGATTTAGAACTGGAACACTAGAATCCACAGGAAGATTGTTTAATGATTTTGGACGTAGAACAAAGATACAACTGTCAGGTGACAAAGCAGTGTTAACTAAACCGCAGTTTGACACAATCAAAGAAGGTGCCGCTCAGATTCCTATGAAAGATCTAGTAAATTCTGTAAATAGTAGTGTTCAGGAAATGATACGTTTGACACAGATGGATATTAACACAAGCAAATCAACGTTAAGCGTTGCGTAATTGGAGAAGAAATTGAGTTGGAAAAAACATTTTACACCAGTACCCACAGCAGGAGGTACTACAAATTACAGTCCATTAGGTAATGGTAGTCAACCGGGCCCAGCCCGTTCAAACTACTCTAGTTTTTTACCTGATGTTTACGCTGGCACGCCAAATCGTGTTGAGCGATATATGCAATACAACACAATGGATATGGACAGTGAGGTGAATGCCGCACTAGATATCCTAGCAGAATTTTGTTCACAACAAAATAAAGAAAACAATACCACGTTCCAGATTTACTTTAAGAACGATCCAACTCAGACTGAAGTAAAATTGTTAAAGGAAGGCTTACAAAAATGGTTTAGATCAAATCAATTTGATACTCGAATGTTTAGAGTAGTGAGAAACTGCTTTAAATATGGTGATGAGTTTTTCCTTAGAGATCCTGAGACTGGCAAACTATTTCATATTGATGCCGCAAAAGTTACAAAGATTATTGTTAATGAATCCGAAGGTAAAAAGCCTGAACAGTATATTATCAAGGATTTAAATTTCAATTTTAGAAATCTTGTAGCAACTTCAATTCACCCTGACAATCATAATACGCCTGCTGGAACAGGAACTTATGCAAGCGGAGGTGCTCTTGGTAGAGGTATGGTAGGAGCTTCTCCACAGTCTACAGGATCTCGTTTTTCTACAGAACAAAATGAAACAGCAGTAGATGCTGAACACGTTGTTCATCTAAGTTTATCAGAAGGTTTAGACAACAACTATCCATTTGGTAATTCATTATTAGAAAGTGTATTCAAAGTTTACAAACAAAAAGAATTACTTGAAGACGCTATTATTATCTATCGTGTACAAAGAGCACCAGAACGTAGAGTGTTTTATGTTGACGTAGGTAACATGCCAGCACACATGGCTATGAGCTTTGTTGAGCGTGTTAAAAATGAAATCAATCAAAGACGTATTCCTAGTAATACAGGTGGTGGAGCAAATGTTATTGATGCTAGTTACAATCCACTTAGTATTTCAGAAGATTACTTCTTCCCACAAACAGCAGAAGGCAGAGGATCAAAAGTTGATACACTTCCAGGTGGTACTAACCTAGGTGAAATTGACGACTTAAGATACTTTACTAATAAACTGTTTCGTGCTTTACGAATTCCAAGTAGCTACTTGCCCACTATGCCGGACGACAGCCCTGCTCAATTCAATGATGGCAAAGTAGGTACTGCTTACATACAAGAGTTGCGTTTTAACGAATACTGTAAAAGACTACAGAAACTTATTATTACACAACTTGATCATGAATTTAAACGTTACCTTATTAAACAAGGTGTTAACATTGACAACAGTTTGTTTGAAATTACGTTTAATGCTCCTCAAAACTTTGCTTCTTACAGACAAGCAGAGCTAGACAACAACAGAGTACAAACATTTGCCGCTCTACAAGAAGTTCCATACATGAGCAAACGCTTTGCTCTGAAACGTTTCTTAGGTCTTTCACAAGAAGAAGTTACAGAAAACGAATTAATGTGGAAAGAAGAAAATGGTACTAAGATCGCACAAGAAGCAGAAGCATCAGCACAAATGAGAAGTGTAGGTGTAAGTCCGAATGATATGTCAGCTGAAGCAGGCGCACAAGATGCTGAAGCACCTGATGATATGGCGGCCGCTGCCGCTGGCGATACACCTGATGTTACAGCACCTGAAACAGGCGCAACGGACACAGGAGTATAAATAGTATTATGAAACTGATGGAATTCTTTTATTTTGATGATAAGAAAATGGATTACGCCAACGATGAGCGTTATTCAAACAAACGTGATATTAATGTTGTTGAAAAAAGCGACAGTAGAAAAGTACGTTTAACACTTCGTCAGATTAATCAACTTCGCAAAAACAGCGAAGCACATGAGTTTGAAAAAGCGGGCGAACTAGAATTTATACAGGGCATGTATGGACAACCAACCGCAGAAGAACTCGCCGCAACAGCACAATAACGTAGCATTTGTTTTAGGAAACGGCACTAGTCGTAGAAACATAGATCTAAGACAACTGAACAAGCATGGAAAAATTTATGCTTGTAATGCCATTTATAGAGAATTTACTCCGGACTATTTGATTGCAGTTGACGCAAAGATGGTAAAAGAAATAGTTCAAAAAGGTTGGCATTTACGCAATCAAGTGTGGACTAACCCTAACAAGGATGTGCGCACTACACCAGGATTACATTTCTTTAACCCACACAAAGGATGGTCAAGTGGACCTACAGCATTATGGCTTGCTAGTCAGCATGGATATGATGCCATTTATATTATAGGTTTTGACTATGAAGGGCTGAACGGAAAGGTAAATAACATTTATGCAGATACGCCTAATTATAAGCGTAGCTCAGATCAGGCAACATATTTCGGTAATTGGGCAAACCAAACCGAGAAGATTTTAAGGGAATTTACAGGCCAAAGATACTATAGAGTATGTCAAAGAGACGTGTTTACACCAGATAATGTACAACGTGTAACAAATAACTTTAGTCATACATTTTTTGAAGAGTTTGAAGTAAAATTCCCTGGTACGGTATTTAAATAGACGGAATTCTTCAAAATAACACCATTTAATGGGAAATATACAGCTATTATGTAAATAGTAGTTGACAGCTTACCAATTTCAGGAGGATTACAATGTCAGAACAAAATTCAAAAATTGCTGAAATGCTTGATCATTTAGTTAATGATGATACAGCTAAAGCAGAAGAGCTATTCCACGAATACGTGGTAGCAAAATCAAGAGATATTTATGAAGGTCTTATTGAAGACGAAGTCGATGAAGCCACTAAGGACGAAGACGAGTCTGTAGAAGAAGCTTCAGAAGAAGATAAAGACGATGAAGCAGTAGACGAAGCATCAGATAATGATGACGACGACGCTGTTGAAGAGTCAGCAGATAACGACGACGAAGAAGTTGAAGAAGGCTTTGACGAAGTTGAGCTAGAAGGCGACGATATGCCAGACGCAACAGACGCATTTAAAGATGATGCTGAAGAAGGCGACGAAGACGAAGGCGACATGGAAGGTGGCGATGAGCCAGCAACTAAAGATGACGTTATGGATCTTAAAGACGCAATCGACGAACTAGAAAATGCTTTTAAAGAATACGCAGACGGTGAAGACAACGGCATGGAAGATCCAGAAATGGACGACATGGAAGCTATCCAACAGCCAGAATTTGAATCAGAAGAAGGTGCTGAAGACTTAGAAACAGTACGTGAATACGTTGAAAAAGTAGACGGTCACGGTGCTGAGAAAAAAGGCAAAGCAGAAACAGCTGATAACAAAGCATCACCAGTAGCAAAACCAAACAATATGGGCGGTACAACTGCTAACATGACAAAAGGTGGCGAAGGCGGTGGATCAGAAACTGGTCTAACTGGCAAAGTCAAAGACATGAACACTAAGAACATCAACAAAGTTGGTGGTTCTAAAGACGGTGAGCGCATGAGCAACAACGGAGCAGGCCACGGTGCTGAGAAATCAGGCGCAGGCGAGAATTCCGCAGATGCTACAAGCATTATCGGCAGTAAGTAATCGGAGCCCAATAGATGAAAAATGCTTTAACTGAACATTTGAGTTTCGACCAAGCTCAGTTACAACTCGAAAGGGCCGGCGAGGGAGATGATAAATCTTTGTACTTAAATGGTATTTGTATCCAAGGTGATATTCGTAATGCCAATCAAAGATTTTATCCTACTTCTGAAATTGCTCGGGCTGTCAAAACCCTTAACGAACAAATTGAGGGCGGATATTCGGTGTTAGGTGAAGTTGATCATCCTGCTGATTTACGCATTAATTTGGACCGCGTTAGCCACATGATTACTAAGATGTGGATGGATGGTCCAAATGGTTACGGAAAAATGAAGGTTCTACCAACGCCCATGGGACAGTTAGTACAAACCATGTTGCAAAGTGGAGTCAAACTAGGCGTTTCCAGTAGGGGTTCCGGTAACGTTTCCGAAAGCGGCGATGGTAAAGTATCAGACTTTGAAATTATTACAGTAGATGTTGTTGCGCAACCAAGCGCACCAGGCGCATATCCAACACCAGTATATGAACATCTAATGAATACATTAGGCGGTGAAAAGGCATTTAAAATAGCACAAGAAGTTCAAGGCGACCCAAAGGCACAGAAGTATATCGCAGAAAACCTGGTGAACATCATCAGGAAACTGAAATGATCGTAGGAGAATCACATGATTGATATTGTTAAACAACTGTTCGAAAACGATGTGATTTCCGAGGAAATGAAATCGGAAATTGAATCTGCTTGGTCAGGTAAGATTCAAGAAAACCGTGATCAAGTCACCGCAGAACTTCGTGAAGAGTTTGCTCACAAGTATGAGCATGATAAGTCTACAATGGTAGAAGCTGTTGATAAAATGGTAAGTGAAAGACTAGCATCTGAGTTATCAGAACTAGCCGAAGATCGAAACCAGCTTATTGAAGCTAAAGCTAAGTATGCCCAAAAGATGGAAAAAGATACTAAGAAAATGGAAGGCTTTGTCTTACAAAAATTAGCATCTGAACTATCTGAATTACACGAAGATCGTAAAAACGTTGCGGCGAATTTTGCTAAATTAGAGAGCTTCATTGTTGATGCTCTTTCAAATGAAATTGCTGAATTCCACGCAGACAAGAAAGACTTAGCAGAAACAAAAGTTAAACTTGTCCGTGAAAGCAAAGCAAAATTTGACAAAGTCAAGTCTGAATTTGTTGCCAAATCCGCTAAACTAGTCGAAGGCGTTGTTAAGTCTAAACTAGATAGTGAAATTGGTCAACTAAAAGAAGACATTGAATCCGCTCGTAGAAATGACTTCGGTCGCAGGATTTTTGAATCCTTCGCAAGCGAATATGCTTCAAGTCACTTAAATGAAAAATCTGAAACTGCTAAACTAATGAAAGTTGTTGAGCAGGCTAAAGGTGAGTTGGCTGAAGCACAAAAAGAAATTGCTACTAAGCAAGAAATTGTTGAAGGCAAGAACCGCGAGATCCGTATTGCTCAGGATATGGCATCACGTAAAGACATTATGAGCGAACTATTAAATCCGCTTACTGGTGAGAAAAAATCAGTAATGAATGAACTACTTGAAAGTATTAAAACTGACAGGTTACACGCGGCATTTGAAAAGTACTTGCCAGCCGTTATGGCAGGCGATGCTCCAAAGGCAAAGGCTAAACTGGTAGAAGGCAAAGAAGTAACAGGCGATAAAGAAACACAGGCTAATTCAATCAGCAGTGAGGAAAAAACTGCTGCAATATATGATATCCGCAAGCTCGCGGGACTTAAAGTTTAAGGAGATAAAACTATGTCAGAACTACTCGAGTCACGCTGGCAGGAAACCAAAGGCGCTCTTTTAGAAGGCCTTAATGGAACTAGAAAATCAGTTATGGCTACAACTTTGGAAAATACTAAAAGGTATTTGTCAGAGTCTGCTACAGCTGGTGCCACTTCTGCCGGTAACGTTGCTACCCTAAATCGTGTGATCCTACCTGTGATCAGACGTGTAATGCCAACAGTCATTGCTAATGAACTTGTTGGTGTACAACCAATGACAGGTCCAGTTGGACAAATCCACACTCTACGTGTTCGCTATGCGAGTACAGATAGCGGTGCTGGTGTAACAGCTGGTGAAGAGGCGTTAAGCCCATTCAAGATTGCGGCTGCCTACTCAGGTAACGCTGCAGATCCAGCAAAAGGAAGCTCAACAGCTTCTTTAGAAGGTGAAGCAGGTAACAAGATGTCAATCCAAATCTTGAAGCAAACTGTCGAAGCAAAAACCAGAAAGCTATCAGCTCGCTGGACTTTTGAAGCGGCTCAGGATGCTCAAGCTCAACAAGGTATTGATATCGAAGCTGAGATTATGGCTGCATTGGCTCAAGAAATTACTGCTGAAATTGATCAGGAAGTAATTAACAGCCTACGTGATCTTGCTGGAACTGGTTCAGAAACATATGACCAGTCAGCGGTATCAGGTACTGCTACATTTGTTGGTGACGAACATGCCGCTATGGCCGTTCTTATTAACAGACAAGCAAACCTAATCGCTCAGCGTACACGTCGTGGCGCAGGTAACTACGCAGTAGTTTCACCGTTCGCGCTAACAATCCTTCAAAGTGCTACAACTTCAGCGTTCGCAAGAACAACTGAAGGTACATTTGAAGCTCCAACTAACACTAAGATGGTTGGTACTTTGAATAACGCTATGAAGGTATATGTAGACAGTTACGCTGCAAATGACGCACCTGTTCTTATTGGTTACAAAGGATCAAGTGAATCAGACGCACCTGCGTTCTACTGCCCATACATTCCATTGATGAGCAGTGGCGTAGTGTTAGACCCAGGCACATTTGAGCCTGTAGTAAGCTTCATGACTAGATACGGATATGTTGAGTTAACAAACACAGCATCGTCTCTAGGTAATGCCGCAGACTACTTGGCACGTGTTGAAGTCACAGACACAAGCGTATCATTTAAGTAATTTTTACTTAATACTGGAAAGGGCGGCTTTATGTCGCCCTTTTTTTATGACTTGACTTTTTCCAAATAATAATGTACTATATACTAATAGTATAAATTTAAATATGGAAAAACAATGATCTGTAACAGCCCAGAAGATTTTGAAATAGTTAGAAAAGAAATCAAACGCTGGCGAAAAACACACCCAATGTTTGCTCATGATATTACTAGGTTATCAAACAGTATTGAACATCATATTTCTCAGTATAGTAATATACTAGTAGACTATCGAAGAACACGTAAAGAATCATATTTAGAAAAAGCAAACAAAGAAATTGATCAAATAAACAAACTTTTAAATACAGTTGGAAAACTAGAACTTATGGCAATTTTATCGCAAGGATAAATACTTGTGTCAAATAGTGTGCCGCAAGGCGGACTTATGCTGTTTAACCCACAGCGTACTGGATAGAACCCAGATGGGACTACTTAAATAGGAGAAAACAAATGGGAAGACCACTTAATAAAAAATTCTTTGGCCCACCTACAGCAGGCGGAAGTGAGATTAAATGTGATTTTTATGGCGGCGCAGGTGTTGTTGAAGGTTACATTGTAAAGCAATTAGGATCTAAAAAGTTTCGTGTAGCGGCTATCGGTACACCGGGAACAACTTATGATCGTTTCTTAACAACAGGCAAATTAGCATCAGCACTTACTGGTACTGAAATGGCAGTTACTATGTTAATGGATGATTCAGAAACTTATCAAGTTTCAAAAATTACCGGACGCAAAGCAACTTT